AGCAGGATCTTCTACGCTCTCAACTTCACCAATCCACCAGGAGAAACCATCTCTACCTACAAAGTCAGTCTTAGTTCCAAGCATTATGTCAACGTGTGATTTAGGTTCCTGGCATTATTTAGACGATCAAACTGAAACATACCTTCATCGGGAGTTTTACCCCAAGCAAAGTCACCAGTTTCTACATTATATCCAGTATCTAGTGATCGATATACATCACCATTGAACTGAATACTACTGACTACCCTAGTATTTCGTAAGATACATTCATCTTGAACCTCACCAAACCACCATCCATCAAAGTATCCCCATTGTAGATTACATCCTGGTTCGTCAGTACCTACATTATGTGCATGTGTAATAACACTATGCTCATCTAGATGCTCTAAGGTTAGATGGTAGTGGCGATATGGTTTATCTTCGCCTTGATAGTTATACCATTGCTTCAATTCTAACACAAGATCATCAATCTTAGTGTATAAGATGTTAATCTGTGGCCATTTAGTAGGATTAGACTGTGCTTGTTTCTTATTCCTATAATGACCAAGAATCATATTCTCAAATAAGGTCATACCATCCAGTAATAATCATTTTCTCTTCATTGGGTGCAGGTATACCATGATGCATATGTGTCCAGTCAGCAGGCCAAATAAGAGTCAATCCTTTGGCAGGTCTGACCTTTGCTTTCTGCTGAGAGAAATATGTTTCCCCACCCTCTTCAATATCATTTAGGTATGTCATCCATGCCATGATCCTACCATTGCATGATGCATGATTCCTAGCACGTTCACAGTGTAGTTTCTTGAATCCTCCACCAGGTGGATAACATTGAATGTTAAAGTCTTCAAGCAAATCCCACTCAAAACTTTGGAGTTGTGTAAAAAAGTCACAATAATTTTTAGTGACTTCTGCTAACTGATCAATATAATCTGTGACTCTCTTATCTTTAATATATCTAGGAATCGTTAAGTCAATAGAGTCTTTGATGTCTTTATCGATACCAGCACCACCACACTCTCCCTCTTTTTGTTCAAGGTAGTCACATGTATTGTAGAAGTCGATCAGTCCATCACAAATTTCTGGACTGATCTTACCCCCACCTATGAAACTGTAAGGAGCGTCAATGTCAATGTATTCCATAGTATCTTTAAGGCCCTTGCCCTGCGAACCCTTACAGTGTTGAGTATAATACTTTATCTATACTCTGTCAAGTCAGTCCTCGTAGATCAGACATTCAGGTTCTGATGGGTTCTGATCACAGAACATTTCCAAGGGACTAGGATCGTGAGAATCGTTAGGATGTCCTTGCTGCCACAGTAGGAGATCGTTTAGTTCAGATGTGAGGTGACGCTTACGTTGTGCTGAGCACTCCGTACCGTTTAGTTCTTCTACATCTTTGTTGATGTGAGTTGCGATATCTTTCATCGTGATACTTCAATTAGTATGGTACTATTTATTATAGGCTGGTAATGAATCTCTGCATAAAAACAGTTCTGTGGTCATTCCTGTGTTAGAATACACATGTTTGACGCCTTTTATGAGGTATTTACCCGAAAACATACGATCTTTTGGCAGTTTATTCTTATTCTTCTGTTGAGATGTAGGTATCTTCACCTTAATTACAGCACCTGCGAACATTCTGGTGTTTCCTGGTACCTTAATTGTTAGCGTATGCGTATTTAATAGGTACCAACGTTGAGATGCATATGATGAAGCATTAAGAATACTTGCACTCTCTTCCTCTGCACCACCATCCATATTGTTTGAATCCTGCTGTGTCATCTTAGGCAGAATTTTCATTCTGGATCTAGTTGGGTGTAGTTCAAGAAACTCTTCGATTGCTTCGAGATCGTATGGAAACTCTTTCTCTAAGGTTGATGCTTTCCCGAACAGTTGTAGGATTTGTGATACCACAGGACCCATTACAGTGCCTTCTGGACCTTCTTCATCGGTAGATGCACCTGAGTTTGGTAATGTACTCATTGTGGGTGCTGCCATCACAACACCAAAGGTTGTTGTTTTGTAGATACCATTCCTAAGTTTTTCTAATTGATTAGCACGATCAGGATATTTAATACTCTCAATCCTATTCATATCTGCTACTGGATCATTACTATTCACATTTTTCTGTCCATAAATGAATTCATTTATGGCATTTTGCTCACATAGCATATCAATCGATGCAAAATTATATCCATGCTTATTCTGCCAGAACAAAAATCCTGCTTGCTTCTTAGAAGTTCCTTTCTTACCAGTCTTACTATTCTTACCTTTACCTACTCTGGAAACTTTATCAGTTAGATACGATATAGCATCAACAGGTCTCCAATTAGGGCAGATCACATTCATTGGAGTGTGTGCCTCAACGAAGATATCTTTGTTAGGTATCTTTAAATGCTTCTTCAACATCTCCTGAACAAGATCTGGTTTTCCATTCTTCACACCAAACATACCGAATGCACGGTTTGCTTCATTGAAGTACATCTGCTCTGGTGCAAAGTGTAGGATATACATCTTTGCTCTTTCTGATTTCAGAACAGAACCAATCTTATACATCTTGAAGGTTGCTTTACATCTACCTTCCTTCTTTCCCTCCTCCTGACCAGCGAACGTGGAGAATTCAATATCCAGCATCTCAGTACCAAACAATCTGGTATCTAAATCTGTGGAATCTAGAATACCAACATCCAATCGAATGAATGGTGAATCAATCGATTCAAACCAAACAAATTCACTAATGATACTTTTAATGTCAAGTGGTTGATTATCACCACGTAGATGTAAATCTGCTTTGGTTAGTTTATAAGACTTAGTGTCTGCCATTACGCTATGCTAACAGGTTGGTTAAAGATATCCGATGTAATCCCAAACCTAGGTCTGGCATAATCATTTGCTGGTATTATATAGGGTTCACTACTACCACCACCGCCTGATGGAGCAGCAGCAGCAACTTCGTCATCACTACCACCCTGAGGAGGTAAGGTAGCAGCAGAAAGACCACTACCTTCTTTTGCTTCTGCTGCTGCATCATCTTCCTTCTTCTGCATTCCTGCTAGAAGATCTGCACCAAATGTTTTATCACTAGGTGAAATGCCACCATCACCATCCATTGCTGATGCATCTGATGCATACTTCTGCAAGAGACCCACCTTGCTACCGAAGTTCTCCATGACACTTTCCATGGTGACAGGTTTCTTTTGTTTTGCATCACCACCACTTGTATCTCCACTACCTGTTGATGGTTCAGTTGCACTCAAAGTATCTGCTGATGTGCCCTGTGAAGTAGCACTCACACCATCATGAGCACCCCAACCCATACCATCAAAGATCTTTTGTTTGCCATCCTTCATGACGATATCACCAGTCTGATATTTCTTATTAGGATCAAACTTAGGAATACCACCTTTCTTCACTTGCTTCAATGCTGTCATGATCTTGTCAGGAGTCATTGCACTGCTTTGACCTGGATAATGGAACTTACCATCCATATTAGGTAGTGACGCAAACTCCTGAGATAATCCTTGCATGAATTCTCTATCAGTCATCTTACCCGCTAACCAGGATTCTGCTCCACGCGCTTTTAAGTTTGCCTCAATAATAATCTTATCTTGATTAGCAGCATTGTATAGATCTTTATCTGGATCTAAACCTGCCTTTCTTGCTCGTTCAGCAAGGAAACGTGGAAGTTGTTGATACTTACCTACTGCACCTGATGCCTGACCAATAACCTGAGAAATGGTCATCTTAGTAGCACCTGGAAGAGTGGTACTAGGATACATCGCTTCATAATTACCACCAGATTCTTTACCAGCAACCAGATTCAACAACGGTGCCCATTTACCACCCGAAGAGAATCCATCCATGGCACTAGCATCTGATGCATAGTCTGTCAACATCCCAGTGGATTTACCAAAGAAATCCATAATTGCACCAGTGGACTTATATTGTGCCTCTTCCTGTGTTGCACCCGCCCCAGGGGACGCGCTAGACACCCCTGAGGGGGATGTAGAGGTGGATCCACTAGGACTGGATACAGTTGTCTTTGCTCCCTTGACTGGTGCTACTGATCCTGATGATTCTGCCACGGTGGAATCACCACCCATAAATCCTCTCGCCTTAGCGCGAATGATATTACCACCAGATCCTTTCTCTCCGTTCTTAGTGAGGTGCCAGAGATCCCAACGTGCTCCATCACCACCCCATGCCGTAGGACCATAGTTATCATTGCGAGGTAGTTGACCATCTTTACCCGATGCTGCCTCAGCATGAGTCATCACATTCTTAACATTAATATCATTAGGAGACCACCCTCTGTTCTTTGCAATATTAGCAATCTCTTTGGACATTGAAGTGACTTGATCATCACTAGGCCAACGATAATTACCTGCCCCACCTGACATCGCAGCGAGAGACAATCCAATACCTGTACTATTTCTTAAATATGTGTGTGCAACACCACCTCTTTGATCATAGGGGTGTGCTCGATATACACTACCATCACCTTGAATGATACCGTGATACTTTCCTTTCTGCTTAAAGTTACCACCACCAGCGGTCCAGTGCAAGAACATCTTGCCACCTTTCGCCATCCTATCCATTCCAGAAAGACGATTCTCTTCCTGTGAACCATCACGACGGTGATTCTTTGTGCCAGATAACTTACCACCCTTAGCAAATGCAGGGAGTCCATAACCACCCGCTTTCGCCTGCTGCATTCTCATGCTAGTCAGACCATTGCCACCCCTAGTTGCAGGAGTATCGAATGGTACAACGAATGCATCACCACCACTAGAACGTTTACCTACCCATTCAGTACCATGACCGATGAATGATGTAGATCTGCCACCATCAAGTGATACAGGATATCCAGATTGAGGACCATTAATCCATCCACCACCTGATGCTTTACCAACTTGACCACCTATTGCTTTACCTTCTAACCTCTCTAATTGTTGTTTGATGGGTTTATCTTTACCCAACATCTTCTGAATGAAGTTAAGACTGTCTAACTGCTTCTGCAACTGCTTCTCAGTCTCTTCTTCACCCTTATCCTTCACCATATCATCGACACTTTCCTCAGTAGGATCTTCATTAAATGCACCAGCAGCGGCAGCAACTGCGGTACCTGCTAAGAATGCTCCTGCTACCCAAAGACCTCTACCTTTAACAAAGGCAAATATTCCTTTGAACATACTAGTAACACTCTTGAATAGTGTACTAATAAATCCTGAAACACCTTTAACTAATCCACCACTTTTCGCCAGTTTAAAGAATAAACCAAGACCTAATTTTGCTACGGCAGCAGGAGCAAATATGAGTCCTAATGCTGTAACAAATTTGATGATACCAAATACACCTTCCAAACTTAATGGATTATCTAAGAATTCTATGAGACCATTGAGTCCCATACTGACCAGGGCACCATAGGTCTCGATAAGAAACTTACCAATAGATTTTATTGCTTCAAAGAACTTTTTAATTTTCTCGGTGTTCTCAGGATCTCCAAACCACTCCATCACTCCATAAAGGAGTAATGATTTGAAGATACCACCGAACAGTTGAGCAATCCCTTGGAAGAATCCAAATGTCTTAGCAACAATTGCTTTACTCTTCTCAGCAATTTTGCTCTTACCTTTACCTTCTTGCTTTGCTTCTGCTTTCTTATCTTGTTCTAACCCTTCTGCTTTCTTATCTTTACGTTGCTGATCTTTGAGAAGTTTCTTCTCATCTATCATCGCATCTTTACGTTGATCAAGGATACCTTGCTGTAACGAAAGAGTTTGTGAATAAAAATTCTTGAATGAGGCACTCATGTCCTCAACTAGAATGGCAATACTATTGGTAGTCGCACCAAGACTGTTGACTGCTTTGATATTTTTAACAAAACCTACTGTTGGTGAAGTGATTGTCTTATCACCAATCTTCACAGTAATTCCACCCTTACCAGTAGTGGAAGGGGGTGTTACATACTTATATAATCTTGCTTTGGTTTCTGCCATTTACTGTGTGAGCAGGGGAGATGATGCGGGACCAGAGTTACCGCCACCACCACCACCAGCATTGACTGTCTTAGTCTTGATAACTGGTTGCACTGCAATCATCATATCAGGTTTAGCGGGTTGCTTATCTCTACGTACCTTTGCAGTAGATAGAGATTTTAATTTCTCTGCTTTTGTATTTATGCTAGAAGGTGCAGTGGTCTTGGACTTTGCTGCATCATTGATTTTAGTAGCATATGCAGCACCATCAGCAACAGGACCAATGTTAGTCTCTGATTTTGGTTTGAGACTTTCAGCATATGCACCACCATCAACAAGAGGTCCTATACCATTCAACGGTGTCTTTGGCATACTTGTGGATGTTGGTATAGGACTTGGTGGCATTCCTGAACCATCCATTGCTGATGCATCTGATGCATACGACCCCAATATACCAGCAGACTTCTTAAAGAAATCTACAATACTACCAGTTGATCTATATTCTTGCTGTGGTGTTGCACCACCCTTATCACCACCACCACTGTTGTCACCTGTTTTAGCAGTAGATCCACCACCACCTGTGTTACCACCACCAGCATCGCCAGATGCAACATAAGATCCAGCACCATCCTTACTACCAGAACCACTCAGATTCTCCCAGTGCCATGCTTCATGTCCATCAGGATTGTCTGTTTCATATCCTGGTATCTGACCAAAACCAAATTTGCCTGCATTCTTCCTTAACCATTTATATGATGCATTAGTGTACCAAAGGTCAACTGCTTTACCTAAACCATGATTAGATGTTCCTGGATATGCAGCAGTACCAGGTCCTAATTGATCATAAAGTTGCTTCTGCTTATCATATGTTCTATATGATGAGTTGATTCTAAAATGAGTTCCCATCTTGAATCCAGACTCTGATGCTGATTGCATCATTGCCTTGAACTGTGGTGCAATTCCCTTAGCAAGTTTATGACCACTACCAATAGATACTAGATCTTCATCAGGTAGTTGTCCATTGACAGTACCACCCTTAGCAAATTTACCCCAATCGGAAACAGGTGTCTTTGCAGTATCTTTCCGTTTCAGAATAACAGGATCTACAAATCTCTTAGTTCCTTGGTTGTGTGCGCGAATAGCACCACCCTTTGCCATCTCGGGAAGTTCTGGTGGTGTAATCTCTGCCGTGCCATCACCATCATTCTCAGCGGCACCCATCAATGCCTCCATACCAGGCATTTCACCATTAGGATCACGTACAAGTTTCCTCTGTGGAAAATCACCCCCAAGTTGCTTAGCAATTGGATCATCTATATCTGCTAGACCAGTCTTAGCAAGCAAACCAAGTAGTTGCTCTCCTGCCCACTCACCAGCGAATCCACCAGCAGCACCAGTAATGAAACCAGGAACACCACCAAATGGAGCACCAATAGCAAAACCAGCACTATATCCTAATAAACCACCTAATGCTTTCAGTATAGCGTTGATAGGTGACTCACCAAATGCACCATAATCTAACAATGCCATGACAGAGGCAATCAGTGTATCAATACCACCAATCTTCATGCTGGATTTCGCAGCACCAAGAAACTCTCGCATGGTCTTGAACCCAGGATTCTTAAATCCTGATGCCAAGAAACTAACAACAGATTTTCCTGCCGTCTTTACCTGTTGTCCTCTTGGTAACTCAGCAAACTCGGCAATCTTCTTTGCCTGAGGGTTCTTCTCTAATATAGGTTTGATGAAGTTTTTGACTTTTGTAGTTACCTTTGCAGCAAGTGCCTTAGGATTCTTTGCCATTTCGACAACATCACCAAGACTCTTCGCCGCTCTCTTACCAAAGTCCCAGATGCCTTGACCCATACCCTTGACACCATCAATCATGGCACCCGCACGAGCACCAAACCAATTATTAAGTCTGCCTACCTGCTTTAATGCAAAAGTGCCACCCTCTTTGAGTTTTGACTTAGCAACAGCACCCGCATCGAGAGTACCAGACCAGATGTTTCTAAGAGTACCTACGACACCCTTGTTAGTTGCTGCTGCTTCTGCAACCTCATCACCAAGACCCATCGCTTGCTGGGTTGCCTGCTTACGTGCCTGTTCAAGTTGAAATGGTGTTTTAGGTGTTGGTTTTACAGCAGGTGTTGGTGGTTTCTTGAATAAACCATTGATACCAGTCGCTGCTGCTGTAAACTTTTTAGTAATCTGACTACGAAGAGCCTTGATTCTTCTAAGTCTCTTCGCTCTCTTTATATCTTTGAGACGCTGCTTCGATGTTCTACCATCTCTACCAATTCTCTTACCTTTCGGTTTTTTTACCTTAGGTCCACACCCCATGGAATCGGCAGCGTCTACCGCCTTGCCGAGACCAAACATAAATTTGACATCACTTAGCAACTTCCATGGCATTAGGATGCGTGATCCAATATGGATTGCAGCGAATCCCGCTAAGATTTTAAGGACACCAAACATCTTATCGAGACCATTCCCGATCATACCCTTATCAGGGTCATATCCAAATACGTCAGTTATACCATCCAGAACTGTACCAACACCCCAACGGGTGAACGTTGATGCAAGATTCCAGACACCCTTAAAGAAATTGAATAACTTAATTATCTTTTCTTTATTCTTTTCATCACCTAACCAGTCCATCACCCCCATCGCAATCGGGATGGCAACTAACTTCATCAAACCACCCATTAGGACGGCCATTGGTTTCAGCAGTGCTTTCAACCACCCAAATCTAGATTTCTTCTCTTTCTTACCTTCTTCTAGTCCTGCCTTCTCTTCACCTTTCTCATTCAGAGATTCTTGCTTCTTCTCTGCTAACTTATCTTGCTGTAAACCTTTCTTCCTACCAAGTGCGTCAGTCTTTGCTTCAATTATCTTCTTTCTATGCTCACTCTCTTCCGTCGATATATCTATCTCTTCTTGCAAGAATCCTACTGTGGACTCTTGATACATTTCAACTAGTGTTTTAAACTCTGTAAGTTGTACACCAATATTTGTTACAGCACCACCCATACGATTTTGGGCAATGGTCATTTTTTTAAATACCTTGCCCAAATCATCAGAACCAGTCATTTGACTGGGACTGACCGTAATATATTTTCTAAGAGTTGCTGCCATTAGAGGGAGTTCTTCTGTTTAGATCTTTCTCGTTCTTCTTCTTGGAGGTATGCCAAGAGCAAGTTAGTATAAACTTCTCGTTCCCAAGGTATCATGGTTTCCAACTCAGCGAGTGAATACTTATGATGATGCATTAAGGCGAAGTTAGTCTTGTAATAATTTTCAAGACTACTATGCATCAGGGCTATGCGAAAAAAGAAGCGAGTCCTTCAAGTGTAACAGTATTCACAACTTTGGTCTTAGGATTCTCAACATCGAACTCATGCACTAGTTTAGGCATGGTATCGAAGAATTGTTGAATCATACCAAACTGTTCATTGTTCATCTGACCAAGGAAATCCTTTGCTTCATTCTTAGTGAATGAATCATAGGTCTCTTCACCTTCATATACTTTCTTGATGCAACTAGCAGCAAGATCAAACACATCATCAATATCAGGTTCGTCTTTCATGTTTCGATCGACGAATGCTTCGAGAGCAGGATACTTCATCTCAATTTTGACAGTTTCATTCAGTTTGATAATCTTTTTGTGTTCCTTAGGAACGATTACCTCAACATCTTCAAGGTTGATAGCAACATCAACTTGGGTTTCACCATCATCTTGACATGTGACTTTGAATTCACTGACTTCACCAACTGCCTTGGATCTGATCTTCAAGAATAGATATTCAATCTCAAATGTTGCAAGATTATCAACAGTTTTTAGATTAGTACACGCCTTCAAGATAGTCTTGACTGCTTTGAACATCTCCTTCTCGTTCTGAGTTTCCATAGCGAGATAAAGTAGTTTCTCCTCTTTTACAAGGAAAGGTCTATACGTGACCTTTGTTCCACTGATGGGCATTTTGCACTCATAATCAGGGACAACAAGAGTAGGAAGTGGCATAGTATGAAATTACGATGTAATTATTTAGACAGGTTATCCGATGCTAAACCTTTGTACATCAGGATTACCCGAACCAGATACTCTGAATTGAATTTCATCATAATTGATAACCTGTCTCTTACCGTCTTTTGTTTTAAGTGTGGCAGGTGAAACTTGATCGAAACGATATCGTTCAAAGTAAAACTGTATATCCATTTGCAACAAACTTGTCTGTTCGTTATCAAATGACATTGTACTAATATTAGTTGGGAATGCACCATACATCTTCCATACAGCAGATGCCTGTGATGGATGTAAACCTGTTGACTTAGGATACCCCTTAGGTTTGATCTTAAAGTTTGCTCCGTGCTCCCACTTGACGATCATCATGTCTGTCACATAATTATCATAGAAACCCACAGTATTGTCAGAGTCAGAGGCAGCAGCATTCATCCATTGCTCAAAGAATTGCCTGTGCTGCATATCCTTGGTCACTAAGAATGAAATAGTAATCTCAGAGTTAGTTTGACCTGTCACGAATCGACGCATCATACCAAAGTTGTTGACTTCACCAGTAGTGATTGCTCTACTAGGGACAGTTACATTAGATGCATAGTAATTAATATTTCGTACAGTATTGACTGCTCGATTACGTATCTGCTTATTTACAGTACCATTCTGAGTGTTATCAGAGAATACTGCTGGCAATGGCAGGATGATCTGATACAGATTGCTAGTAGCAGGTGCTCCTGCATTCGTTGCAATTTGTTCTCTAAAATCAGTAAATCTGTTGGGGGTTGCCACTATCTACTCCAAATAACACTACTAGGTACATCAATGTAACGACCAGCAACATCCATTGTGAATTGCTCCAATGGTAGTGGTACTTTCATTTCTTTTAGATCAATAGAAGGCACAGTTTTAATATTACCTGCACTTGACATAAAGTATTTATGATGGCAACGCATAGGATAAGCGACGGATCCCCCACCCCATGATCTAGCAATACTTGTTCTTGTAGATGGTCTTAGATAATGTAAATTACCACCAGAGAATTGTTTCTTAGGTAGATCTACATCAGTTACCAATACCATAGGGAATTTATCATAATACTGCAATCCCTCAGTTTGTGCAGAATATGAAAAAAATATAACATCACCTACATTGAAACCTCTGGAATCTTGTAGTCCAAACATGAACTGGGATCGATACCATTCTTTGGATTGCCTGCTACCACCAGCAAGATCTTTGACATCGTTGAAGATACTCATACCTTTAATTCGTGTTCGGTCAGTATCATAAATTTCATTCTTCTATCAAGACAATACTCTTTCGCCGCTTTCCACTTAGCATCATTCACAGCATATGTCTTCACTTCACTAATATATCTTTTAGTTATTCTCTTAGACTTCTTCGGCGGTAAGGTTTGTGCAGCGGGTTTAACCTCAATGATGTACTTTTCAGTCTTGCCAGTTTTAGTTCGTGCTCGGACATAAAAGTCTGGAAAATAACGATGGGGACGGTTATCGACAGGACTGATATATGGAATGACGATCTCTTCACTACCCCATTCAAGAACGTTCTCATTCTTATCGCACCACATCATGAACTTTCTTTCCCATAAACTTCTATAAATAATATTTGTGGGATCACCTTTATACTTATGAGTGTTTGACGGTCTAAACTTTCCTGAATAACTCATGCCACAAAAGAATAAAAAAGCAAATAACAATCCTCAAACTGCCAAGAAGAATGGTGGATTGGGAAAGATTGGTAGTGATGGTGCTAGACTTATTTATCCATTACAGTTACCTCGTGGTCCGAGAAAGAGGGGAGACGGGTCAATATCTAACCGAGCCACAAGTTCTACACGTAGTATGGACTACTTGAAGTTCTCTATCTACGACTCGGAGAAGAATAATCCCTATACTTATGCTGGTCAACCTGGTAAGGGTGGCGGTAAAGCAAAGACAGGTACAGCAGATCAGATCATGAAGTCTGTGTACTTATACTTACCACATGATTTGAGTGAGACATTCAGCACTACTTATGACAAAGCAACACTAGGACCATTCGGTGCTGCTGTTGTGGAAGCAATGAAGAATAATGATATGTCAAGTATTGTTGATAAGGTGCAGGCAGGGGCAAATGCAGCAAAACCAGAGATTGCGTTTAGTGCAGTCTCTGGTATCTTCAATGGTTTGAATAATTTTGCTGGTACTGATGGCAGTCTGGATAAGAACCAGATGGCAGCATTAGCAAAGGGTAAGGTATTCAACCCATACCAAGAGACAGTGTTCAAAGGTGTTAACTATCGTTCTCACAACTTTACCTTTGATATGGCACCACGTAATGAAAAGGAAGCAGAGAACATTATCAAAATTATTCATGCACTCAGGGATGCAATGCTACCTGGTACAAGTGGTGAGGCAGCAAGATGGTTAACTATCCCACGTTTCTTTAAGGCAGAACTGATTAGATACAATCCAAATGGTAGCAGCAAGACTGCAAAGGGTGGAGGTGAGATATCTCGTCCTGAAACATTGTCAACACTACTTACATATCCTGTAAACATGGTGTTGACTAACATGCAAGTCAATATGACACCATCAGGACAGAATAGTTCAATTAGAGGTCTTGCTGATGATGGTACAGACTTCGGTCCTGCATCATACAGAATGACATTGACATTTGATGAGACTGCGTTCATCACTCGTGATATGTACAAAAACGGCGGTAAGAACAAATGACACATTATTTTGAACTAGTCCCAAACGTAAAGGTACGCATATCTTCTTTTAGGAAGAATAATGTTGAACCTTACATTGTTGCTAAGAATATCTTCCGACGAATCAAGATTCGAGATATTGTCCAAGAGGATATCTTAGGTTTTGAGCAATATTCTATTGTTAATAATGAAAGACCTGATCAAGTTGCAAATGAACTTTATGGTGACCCAGAATTAGACTGGGTGATATTGCTATGCAATAACATTATTAACATTTATAATGAATGGCCTATGGATGAGCAAGAGTTATATCAGTATGTTGATAGTAGATATAATAGTAATATCAATCAAATCCATCATCATGAAACTTTTGAAGTAAAGAGTGATCAAGGTGATACTCTCTTACATGAAGGTACCATTGTTAATAGCACTTTTAGGTATTATAGACCTGATGGAACACTGGTAACTCCCATCATATATCCAGTATCAAACTGGGAACACGAAAGGAATCTAAATGATGAGAAAGCGAATATTTGGGTTTTACGTAATGATTACGTAGAACAGTTTGTTGATGAATTTGAAAGTCTTCTTGAATATCTACCAAGTGAAGAAATTGGTGATGGTGATAACGTTAAGATGACACCAAATTCTGTCCAAGAAGTATTCATTACTCAGAAGGACATATATTCTACTCAGTATGGTCTCTCACCATCGATTGCATTTGCTGGACAGCAAGAACTTGGTTCTAGAATTATTCGTACTACAACGTTAGATTCTGGGGCAACAGTTACTAGTAGTGCTAGCAGTAGTGCTGCATCTGATACCCTTGTGAACTCTTCTGGTGTTGTGGCAGGAACCACAGATGCTAGTAGCACTTCTAATAGTAACAGTTCTAGCAGCAGCAGTTCCTCTTCCAGTAGCAGCAGCAGTAGCAGTTCCTCGTCTAGTTCTGGATCTTCTGGTTCTAGTGGGTATGGTGGGTACTAAGTAGACCCTTGTCACCCAACCAATGTAGGGTTTCCTTCATATCCCCAAGATGTCTGACACCGATCGACACTTGGGGATATGTTGCTTCTGGACCAAACTCATTCTCAAAGGATCTTTGAGAAAAATGTTCATTTAGACGATATTCCAGAAATTCGCCACCTAGCGAGTATAGCAGTGATGCCATACGCTCACACTCTTGACTTCCGTTTGAATAAATGACTGATTTCATTCTGGGTCCTTATATGTAATTGTGATTTTATGATAAACTTCATCTCGGTTGTCACTGTTGTAAACACGACAACGATCGATCTTAGCATCTAAGATCTTCACCACATTATCTATCTGTAAATTAACTACGAAATCTTTGAATACAGGAGTGAGTCCTATCTTATTAGATCCTGGTGCGTTAAAATCATCCATTACTCAATACCTTTGGGGAAAGTGTCAATCTCAGTCAATTCATAGTCCCAGTCTTCCATGACTGTATTAGCATAGAAACGATCTGAAAGCATTTCAATTTCTTTCTCTGCATACTCTCTGGTTGGTGCTTCCAACCAAATATCAATCACTTTACCAAGTCTAAGTTTCTTGATATCTAACTCAGACAATCGCTTACTACCATCTCTCACAGCATTACCTGGTGAGTCATCAACCTGTGATCGTAGTCGGATGAATACTAATGCTTTAAACTTCATTTCTTAATGGATTTCAACCAACAAGGTTTACAAAGGGGAACCATCCTCAATTGAGGGCACTGGTTCGCTGGTGTCATCTTACCACACCCAGAGCATTTTGTCTCCCACATCTTCATAATGTTCTCTCCAATCGGTTTGTTGCTTGATCTGGGAAGTCCCTAGGACGACTATCAGTAGCATTATCAGTCTTAGGTGAACCTTCATTCGCCTTCATTGTATGCTGATAATTAGGTCTTGGATATCTAATACAGAATGGATCAGGCATCCAATAGGTAACTTGCCATTCTTGTTCAGGACACAATTCAAGATGTTTCTCTACACTATGAGAGAAAATACCAATTTGAATGTATCCATCGTGACTCAGACATCTGCCATTACCAATGTCAACTAGGAATAGCATTTTACTGCTCATAGCACTTCTTGCTCGGGATTGAGGTTTTTGACGAATTGGATAGGATCCTTTTCAGACTTATGAACGTAATGATAACGTATACACTGAAATTCAGGATCCCATGTTGTTATCACTACGTAGTCTTTTTGCATGTGTGCTTGGTAACTAGGTCATTCAGTTGTTTCTTATTCAACTTGTTAAGTTGAACTCTCACATGATTAAGGAGTTTTTCCTTACATTCTGTTTTGGTCATAGATTCTCATACAGTCGGATTAACTTAGCAACTTGTTTCTTGTCAGTTCCTTCTGGGGCATTTCGCAAACATCGTAAAATACACTCAGAATCAGTGATAGTGGGTTTTATCGAAAACCCCCATTTGTCAACTTCACCCTCCGTAGGTGCCTCAACATAATCAAATTCACTTGGCATTAGTCTCGTTGTCTCCAATCATCAGGTTTGTCAGTGTGGAACCAATCCTTAATATCATCAGCATCAGTGAATCCCTTCTTATGGTTGGATGGGTCGGGATCACCTAATCCCATCCTATTCAGAAAATCATCGGTACTACCTTCCTCAATCTTATAAGTGATTTGACGCCGTGCCATCTTTAACATCTCATTGGCAGATGTATTGGCTTTCGCAAGTTTGTTTGCCCAGATCATATCTGATAACTTCACTTCTTCTCCATTTGCAATGCACTTACAGATGAATTCCATTCGTAGGCGATAAGCAGTTGATAACATTAATTACACCCTTTATCATTGATATTTATGAAAAACCTCTGGGGCAAAAAAACACCCCGAAGTTTTTTTCGGGGTATTTGGTAACTAGAAGTCGAATTTCAAAATCAGATCTGTACGGTGATC